GATGTTGTTATTTCCAGGTGATAAGTTGTAAGTAGCTCCATTAAACTCTACTTGCATAGTTGAATCTGAAATAATCAAAGGTATTACGGGCTTAGCCAAGCCTCTGATATTTAATGTATAGCTTCCATTAACAGCAATGTTCTTATATCTTCTAATAATGCCCGTTTTAAAATTAAACGGATTCCACAACCACTTATCTCCCAGCTCCGCATTAACCTCTACCTTATAAGGTTTGCACTCACATTCTATGGACACTGTCGAGAAAGGTTTATATTCCTTGTCAAAAGATACCTTACATCTACCCTCATAATAATAGTCCTTGTTATTATCAAGAATTATTCTATGATTTTCTCCATGTAAGTAATTTGCAATCTTTGACATATTAATTGCCCATTCACCTGCAGATATTTCTTTAACTAAAAAGGTAGCCGTTATCACACGACTACCATACATAACCTTCCCAAAAACTTTTGTTAAATCTATAAATCCATCTGATCCACTTAATTTAACTATTTTAGTCTTTACTTCAGGAAAACCTACTTCTATATCTTTACAAATCAACCCAAAATCATTAAATGTATGTTTATTACCAAAGGTAATACCCATATTTCTCATTTCCATCATACAGCACCTCTTAATTCCAAGCTACTGGTAGATCCTAATGCACGATTTACTTCCGGGCTTGCTATTCTTCCAACTTTCTTGCCATCCATAACTATATAAAACTTAGATAACGCATCTGTTATATTGCCAAGTATATCAATTGATTCGCTACCACCTGATGTAGTGTCAATTGAATCCATTGTCAATTGAGTTGAACGTGCCTCTTGCATAATTCTTGCATTTACTTCGTCAAATGTAATAGACTTTGCATTTCCGTTAATTCCTTCCGCAATTCCTGCCGGAATATACTTACCAATCTCGTCTCTCATAAGCCTTGAAGGGGAATGAATACCAAGGAAGTTCTTTGCTGCTTCAAATGCTTCTTTGGCTGCATTCTTTGCCGCCTCTGCAACCTTTCCTGCTGCGTTCTTTATTCCATTGGCCATTCCCTCAATAAGCTGTTTGCCAATATCAATTAAATTAATACTTTTTACCGTACTGATAATTTCACTTCCAAGCTTTGTCACTTCAGAAATCACGCTTGAAACTTTTCCTGCTATTCCACTTGCCAATCCTGCTATTATCTGAATACCTGCCTGCATAAGTTGAGTCTGTAAAACCATTATAGCCTTGACTATACTTAATGCCAAATTTGCTATTGCTGATAATATCTGTGGCATTGCCTGCACAAGTCCGCTTAAAAGAGCTCCTATTATCTGTACTCCTGTAGCTAAAATACCCGGCAAATTTGCAACTAAAGTCTTTACTATTTCAATTATTATTTCAGTGGCCTTAGATACTAAACTTGGAAGATTTTGAGCAATTCCATTGATTAGTGATGTTATAATCCCAACTCCGGTTGTTATGATTGTTGGTAAAGCTGATACTAATGCCTGTACCATATTTTGAATCACTTGAATAGCTGTCTCTATAATTTGTGGAAGTGAATTAACAATACCGTCGATTAGTGCATTTAATATTTCCATGCCCTTTTCTAAAAACTCAGGAATACCATCTGCAATTTTTTGCACTAAACTTGATATTATTTCTGCAGTATTGCCAACCGCTTCACCATTAAGTGACATCATTCCCGTAATAAAGCCTGTAATTATTTGAATGCCTGCAGTAATCAATTCAGGTAATGCATCCATAACAGTACTTATTATGTTTCCGATAACGTCCATCATTGACAATGCAATATTCACTTTTCCGTTCTCAAATCCTGATAATATTCCAAGTATCAAATCTGCTCCGGATTTCAACAACATCGGCAATGCTGTCGCTATCGCTGTTATTAGACCGCTTATAATTGTTCCTGCTGCTGAGATAATATTCGGTAGTGCTGACACAAGTCCTCTTACCAAATTTGTTATAATCTCAACACCACTCTGTAACAGCTGTGGTAAATTAGTTGATATTCCTGAATTTAATGATGTAACAAAGCTCATTGCCGAACCTTGCCAATCATAGTTAATCAGCGTGTTTGCAATCTCTGTAACCAAGTTTGTAATAACTGATAAAACCTTAGGAATACCTGCAACTATGCCTTCAGCTATTCCAACAACCAGTCCCGGAACTGCAGATAGTATATTACCCAGCATAGGCATAAGATTGTCAAAAACAAATGTAAATACACTTTCAGTTAATGCCTGTAATTTCGGACCTATATCTTCACCAAGTGCAATAGATCCCATTAAGTTTTGAGCCGCCGCCTTCATTGCAGACATAGATCCCTCAAATGTCGTTGCACCCTCTCTTGCAGTTGTTCCTGTAACGCCTAATTCATCTTGTATAACATGAATTGCACTGTACACATCTGATAAGTTATTCATGTCATACTTGACCCCTGTCAGCTTTTGAGCATCTGAAAGCAAACGCTCCATCTCAGTTTTTGTACCGCCATATCCCAACTTGAGGTTATCAAGCATATTATAGTTTCCTTTGGCAAATCCTTGGTACGCCATTTGGATACTATCCATTGATGAACCCATCTTATTTGCATTATCCGACATATCAATAATAGCTGTATTTGCCGCCTCTGCCGCCTTTGCTGTATCTCCGCCTACACCTTTAAGCAAAGCGGCGGCAAAGCTTGTTGAGGTTTGCATATAGTCATTTGCACTCATTCCGGCTGTCTTATACGCCTCATTTGCATACTTTATCATTGTATCAGAAGATTCCTTATACAATGTTTCTATACCCCCTATAGACTGCTGCAATGCACTTCCTTCGCTAAGAGTAGACTTTATCAGCGCTCCAATTCCTGCTGCTGCAATCGCACCTTTAATAGCACCTGCAATATTTAGTCCTGCACTATTTCCTGCGCTCTCAGCCTCACCACCAAGCTCTTCAGTCAACCTGCCCTTTATTCCATCTGCCGAAGGTATGATTTGCACATATGCCTTAGCAATTTCTGTTCCTGCCAAATGTTCACCCCCTCATCTTATTCCAGGCATTTTCAAAACTTTTGCCATCACTGAAACCAATAATATTATCTACATTATCAGCATTTTCGATTTCCTCAAATAGTGATTTAGGCTTGTTCCTATTCTTGGCCCCATCTCTTGTTTTCATCCAAACTATCAGCCTAAGATAATCAACAATCATCATCTTTAGCGCTTGATCAACGCTAAACTTTGCTCCTGACAGTAGCGTCTTACTTCTACTATCTTCCCTCAACCCTGCTACTAATATAGCAATAAAAAAAGGCTCATATGCCTCATAGTTGTATATATGATACACTTCTGCAAGGTCGCATATCATAGCCTCTTCATTGCACATCATAGCAGCAAGGATTAAGAGTTTTTTAATTCTTTTACACTCTCACAAACATCTGTGAATAGTCCACTTATTTTTTCTATTGGAACTCTACCCTTATCATCAGCTAAAAATTCCAACATTCTCTCGAACTGTTCCTCACCAAATATCTTTTCCATAGCTTCGGAATAAAGAGTGATATCATCATCTTTTGACGCTCTGGCCAACATTCTTATCATTCTAAAATCATTAAGATTTTTCTCATCGATCTCAAACTCAAAACCGTTCTTTGATTTTCCTGCTATCATTCTTTAACCCTTCTTCATATACTCAATATGTGTATTTCCGTCTGTATTCGGTAATGCCGAAACAGTAACCTGATATCCTAATGCTTCACTGTCAGCATACTTGATTTCACCTGTCTCAGTTATCTTTCCATTAGGTATTACAACTCTTTTAGCAACATTATCCCTAAGGATCATATCAATAACATATACGGCCTCTTCTCTTTCCTTAGAATTAGCCTTTATAGTAATCCCAGTAGAAATATCTCCTGCAACATTATCCTCACCATATATCATTTTTAAAACTTCAACATTAAGCCCCTCAATCATTGTGAACTCAAATGTATCAGGTCTCTCTTTCTCAAACTCTAATACGGTATCACCGCCCCATGCCTTAACCGAATCTGTTTCAGCCGAATTTGAGTTTGTTACTCCATCCTCTGAAATATAACCAAGATTTTTAAATGCCTGGTCTAAATCACTTACCGCATCACCGGGTATTGCAGTCCCAAGCGGTGCTCTAAACACCGCTCCACCTACCTTTGGTTTACCGGTGGTTACATTCTTAGCATTATTCTTAGACATTTTTGCTCCTTTCTAAATAAAAAGCATCCTGAATCAATCAGAATGCTTAATCAAAAAACACAATATTATATACAGCTTGGTATCTGTACCTTTTTGTTGCCGTATCTGTAAAATTATAATCACTATTCAGTTTACAGCTACTTATCTCAGGTAGCTCTATCATACCATCCATTGCCTTTTTAACTTTATCGTTTAGCACTGCTGCATTAAGCAAAGTATCGGAATATGATTGTAATGCTACCGTTGCATGATAAATATAATCTTCCATTCCTGATGATGTCTTTTCAACAATAATGAACTCTTTTGGCGGACTTTCAGGAATTTCCGCATATACCTTTATCCCAAGCTTATCTCTTAGATATTTTATAATCCTACTTTCAATCATCTATGAACCGCCCTTAACAAGGTATTATTCCTCATGTTCATCTCATAACCTCGTCTATTTCTATTACTGACACTCGCATATGCTCTTGTACTTGCAATTTTAACTTCAAAGTCTCCGCCGGCCTCATTTGCTATTCTTGTAGCCTGTTCCTCTACACTTGATTGAATTTCTTCACTCTTAAGCATAGCCCTGATACCCGGACTGTTTAGTTCAATTCTTACTTTACCCATTGTATCTTTCCACCATGACTTTCTTATTCCAATCAAGTGGAATCAAGCTTTCAATTCCTTCCTGTGGAATACCAAATGTTTTCCAAGTATTGCCAAAAAATCTAACTCTTTTATTTTCCCAATTATGATTATCACCTTTAGGAATTGCAAGAGTATAGACAGCTGTTCTTCCATAAAGCTGTGTAGAATCTGTGATATCGGTAGATGATGCAGGTGCAACCAAAACATTACTAATGACAACTTCTCTCTCAGTTAATATTACTGCACCAAATTCATCTTCTCCATCTACAGTAGTCTCAATAAGTACAACATCAACGCCCTTAATTCTCGCCATATAACTCTATCATCCTCAATCTTTGCCTTCTAAGTCCCAGTCTTGAAAGTTCCGATTTTTTAATAAACAGACCTCCACCCGGAACAAGATAAGTTCCGGACATTGAATAACCAAGTGCCGATTCTGATATCTGTGTCATAGGCTCCGCATCTGTGGAAGTCATTAGAGTTCTTGCGATCACATCTACAATCACTGATTTAACAACACTCGCATAAGTCGCACTTGAATTTGCCATTAAGTCAATATCTTTACCATACTTAGTCGCCTCTTCTCGTAAACTGTCGGACACTATAACAAGCAGCTCTATCGCTCTATCTCGTTCTTCAGTATTCTTAAATTTTCTCCATATCTTTTCAACATCTTCAAGCGTTGCTAGCTCACTCATCTTAATACCTACTTCTTCTTTGCTGTTTTAACCTTGCTTGATGCAACATTTGCAGCAGATTCTTCAGATAAAGAATCTATCTCTCCTGCTTTTTCTTCAAGAGAATCAGAAGCTCTTACGAGCTCCCAATTTTCTCCACGAATCTCTGAATCTATATCAATGGTATTTCCTGTAATCACATTAATATACTTCATACCTATTCCTCTACAACTCTTGCAAAGTACTCCGGCACTAAGATTCCCCATCCGATATACACCTCAGCTCTGATATATACCTGATTATATCCCTTCAAGTCTTTTCCGCTATTATCCGGATCACCATACTGAATAATTTCCATCGGTATTTCCTTAGAAAATCCCCACTTAAAAGCATTTTGGAAATCTCCTACTATTGCATGGTCCTTTACAGTCGCTCCGTTTACGGTACTGTTTATATCAATAGGCCTGCCGGCAAAAACTCCGGGATTTGCTCCAAATGCAAATTCAGGATACTGCTTAATTCCATTTGCCTTAATCTTTGCCATAGCACTTCCAAAAACTTTTGACAATGCAATTCCTGTGACATCTCCATCAGATCCGTCTACCAATGCAATAGCCGCCTCAAGATTATCGTCTGCATTGGCTGCTGCATAAACAACCTTCTGTGTTACCTTTGCATCAAAATGATTATTCCCAACTACTGTTGATGCCGTCTTTGTTCTTGGATTGATTCCATGGAATGCAGCAAGATCAAGACCCTTTGCAACCTTCCTTGCAAAACCCTCATTAAATCCGGTTAAAATATCCACCTGTGCTTCCTCTGATGCATACATAAACTCATCAGACACTCTTGCGCCGTATTCAAACTTTATAGGTACAATAGTGAGCGGTTCAATGGAAATACCACCCTCCGACTTTTTTCCATTCTCCGCAACAATGTCAATCTCATTGTCCATAGTGAAAATCATTTCCTTCATTCCGTTAAAAGGAATAGCATCCTGTGCTGATAAAATTGCAAGTGATGACTTGCCCTTTACCTTACTAATTAAATCTGCAACCAATTCTGCATCAAAATAACTTCTTGCTGTATTTAACGCCATTTTTTAATCCTCCTTAAGTACTGATACCAATCTTTTAAAACTCTCTCTTTTTGGATCTATCCCGCCCTCTGAATTCTTAAGCGGCGGAACACTCCCATTACCTTTGATAAGCTTTGCAATACTCAGCGCATCTTCAAGAATGCTTTTTTCATCCTCTCCCTGTAACCTGTTTGCAAACTCATAAGGCAAACCATTATCAAGGGCAATCTTTGTTCTCAGTTTTTCAACCTCATACACCTTGATTTTTGAATCTACATCTTCCTTTGAAAGATAATCCTTATACTTCTCTGCTACCTGTTCAGGTGACATATAGTCTTTATACTTCTCAACCACCTCCTTTTCTGATAAGTACCCCTTATATTTCTTTTCCACCTGTTCAGGTGACATATAAGTTTCATACTCTTTTCTTACTTCTTCCTGTGCAATTCTGATAGGCTCTTTTATCGCCTCATCAAACTCCTCTTTTGTTTCAATTGCCTTAAACTCCATCTTTCTTCCTTTCCACAAAGTGTTGCAATCTATAACTAAAAAAGACAAGCTTTTGCCTGTCTTAATAGCTCACTGCCCTTCTTTTCTTTTTTTCCTTTGATTGCCTACATGACCAATGTGCAAGAATTGCACTCTCTAAAAGTGCAATCTCTATCCCTTCTTTATTAGCCTTATATCCAAAACCACCATTAGATCCGATTGCTCTCTTCTCACAGTTAGTAGCAGCTTGAACCATTGAAGGCTGTCCCAAATGGCAAATGCTTTGACTCTCTAAAGCCTGTTCAAACAATGTATGTAGTGCAATTATATCCGCTGTCTTCGGTAGTACCGGCTTAATCCTTACCTTTGCATCTTTTAATGCATTGACAAGTAAAGCTTTTCCATTATCACCGTCAATAGTTATTGACTCAGCTTTAACTGTTTTTATCCATGCTACAATCCAATCAACGCCTGCTCTTATCGGCCTACAATCAATACCATCAATTAATACCTTATCATCCTTAGTCTTTACAGCCACAGATACAGCAACATTTAATCCATCATGTCCGAATTTAACCCCCACATGTATTCCACCAATTAATAAAGACTTCTTAAAATCTGACACCATCATTGCATTCCACTCTGTAAGCGTAATTGCCGACTTCTGATTATACTTTATCCATAGACCTAATCTCTGAATATTAAAGTCAACCTCATCCGGTCCGATTTCCGCCCTTATCTTTCTTTCTGTAAGAATTGTTCCAAGTGACGGATTTGTTAGATACCAGGCATCAACTTCGTTCTGACTAGTCATTTCATCAACCGCCCACTCAGCCCATCCTGAATCTTGATTTTGTCCCTGTAAAGTCTTGTCTCTATATTTTAAAAAAACAGTTCCCGCTGAAACTGCTGTTGGTGGTGTTCCCAAGTAAATAATTTGCGGATTCAAAGAATCTGACACAACATATTTTAAGGCCGTATCCTGATCATCTGTATATTCCTGTGCCTCATCAATTACTACTAAGTCAAATCCCTCACCCAATCCACCTTTACTTGACCTGGTCCTGTAATTTATAACACCTTTTTTATCACCCTTAAGCATTTCAATCTTTTCAAGACCAAACTGCTTAGTCGTTTTATAATCCTCTTTTTCTTTGTATCCTGCTGCCGCTAAAAGCATACAAGTCTTTTCCCAGGAAGAATGAGATGTAGTTGTTCTATGAGCTGTATGAAGTATTCTCTCTCCACTAATCAGCCCCCACAATTCTCTTATATAAACAACTTCCGTCTTTCCGTTTCTTCTCGGTAGTGAGTACCCATATTTAGTATGTGTCCACAGTCCATCTTTATTAAATGCCATAATGTCACATACCAACCTGACTTGCCACTCCTGTGCAACTCTACCGGTTTTATTATAAATCTCTACTGCATCATTGCCTTTTGTCTCCTCATAATCTGAAACAACGGACTGCGTAGGTATTTGATTTCCTATCCGTTGTTGCATGCTTATCTACTCCTATTCTTTATACTGTCATCTACCTTTTAGTATGAACATTCTTTACCTTACCTCTTGTAGGTATATATTGTACCTGACATCTGCAATTTGAATGTCGTCTAAAAACATCATTACCTGTATCTTTTACATCTTCATAGTCATATAGTCCAACGATTTTTTGACACCACTCACAGCATTTTCCAACTGATACCCTTTTAATTTTAGGTGCAAGACCTGCCTCACTATGAAAGTCTGCATTAACCTTAACAGCCTTATCAACTGCTGCCATAGATAAGTTTTCAACATGCTCCATAAAAGCAATACTCTTATCAAGATAACTCTTTGCATTAACAACTTCTACCACTATTCCTTCCGCTTTTCTATCATCAAAAAACGGTTTTAACGGCTTTAGTCCTATTCCGGCACTCTCATTTAATATTGCTTGAACCTGCTCACAAACTTCTGCTACCTTCTCATGATTATGCTTTAGTGAACCGGGTATTAAACTTCTTGCCACTTCGATAGGTACAATATCGTCCATCATATTTTCCTTTAAATACTTATCAAGTATCTTTGCAATTATCTGTCCTGCTTTTGAAGAAAAAACACTTGCCTCAGCATAAGTAGCCACACCTTTTTCAATCTTATCATATATGGATTTTAAGGAATTATCTTTTATAGCCTTGTTGTATTCATCTTTTATTTTACTGATAACATCACTCATAATACTTTCACTCAATCTTCTTTATGCCTGTTAAGTTTCTCAGGTTTTTTTCACTAATATAATCCGGTACGGCCTGATTAATCTTAATCACACCATCACCAATCGCAGAAAGCATTGCACTATCCGGCTCAAATATCGGCTCCCATTCTGCCGATGTTTTATAAAACGCTTTTCTCTCGTAATTAAAATCATCTCTAAAACATGCAGATACATATCCGACATTTAAAAATCCGCTTCCAAAATTTCTCTGCGCTTTTCTTGCCAATAATCTTAGATTTTCGTGTGATGCCTTTATCGCCTCTGCACTGGAAGGATTATCTGTAACAAATCCCAAGTCATCAAGTGTCAATCCTGTTTCACCTGCAAACAATGCAGCAAACATTCTCAGCTGTTCAATATGCGGTGACATGCTCTGTTGTGAGAACTGTCCCATTGTCGGTACATCTCCGTCTTCATCCTTTGTAAACTCTATAAGTGAAGACATACTTGCTCTCCACTTCTCAAGGGGTTCTTGATCAGGATCAGTTCCAAGCACATACTTTTGAGGAAACGAATAAAACTCTGCCGATATCTCGGACCTCTTAATTGTTCTCAATGCCGAACCTACAATGCTCATACAAGCTCTACTGATTCTTGAACGTCCAAACTCTCTTACTGCATCAGGTCTAAATATAATAGGCACTAATAAAGGATGCCCGGCATTATTATTTATAATCTCAGGCTCTCTTTCACCTATCCTATATATTTCAGTTCGCCCTTCAACAAAATAAGCTTCAGTAACTGTTTTTCCGTTTTTATCTTTTTCTAAGATTGCATATCCTTCTGTAAGCAATCCTGTAATAGGATTTATACATCCTGTTGCATTAGCTCCGTCAATAACCTGCAGTCTTGGATATCCCTTATCATCTCCTGATATATATACAAAACAACAAGATGATATTAGTGCAGATAATATTGCACTATCAAAAAACACATCCGGATTGTTAAGCTTGAAAATCTCATTGATATTAAATTTATTATCATCATCAGCAAACTCTCTGAATATCAATCTATCTGCCAGAGTATCAACGGCCTTTGCACACCACCCGATACTGCCTACCCACTCCCTTAGACTTGGAGGCGTTGATATTTGAAAATCCCTAACTTTATTTTTCATTTCATAAAAATCATATCTTATCTTTACTCTGGTTTTCTTTACGGCCAGCTTGTTTCTAAGATATTCTATTCCATAAATTCGGCTCAATTACATCCTCCTTTTATTTTCAGCGAGAAATATTCCCAGTACGGGCGTGGGGTACAAAGCAGTAAGGGGTGGGGGTACTATAGCCCCCTATCCTTTATACTTTGACCAGTCAATTGTCTGCGGTAAAACTCTATTGCTTATAATCTCATCTACCTTAGCCATCGGCTTATCTGATTTTTCTTTAAGAATCTTATCGCTTTTCTCCCTGTTACAACACATATGTGCAAGTTGCAAATTGTCAATATCTGACGGATGTCCACCCTTGCTTACAGGTATAATATGGTCTATACACTTACTCATAGGGTTTGGCCACCTAAGACTCATGTCAACCGGCTTACCGCATATACCGCATATTGTTCGTGTTGCATATATCTTTCTCTTGTTCTTCTCAAACGCACCTCTATGCGTTCCGTCCTTGTCAGGTCTATTCCTTGCCGGCATTTAACACTCCTTATAACTTTAAAGAGCACCCCAATTTCTTGAGGTGCCCTTTAGGAGAAACACATGTCATTTCAATTCACAGCCCTTGGCCTGTGAATCTTATGATATCAATATATCACGTTTTTAACTTTATGAGTGACCCTCTTTTTTAAATCATTAGATTTTCTTTTTTCTTTGATAGCAAATAATAAAATCTTCTACGAGTTTCATAGTATTTTCTCCTGCTGCACGGCATTCCCATAACACTTCTTAAATACTGATATGTTACTCCTTCTTCTGTAATTGCTTTAAGTAAATATCTATATAAGTCTTTGTCTGTCTCAACAATAGTACTTTCTATAAGTTCACACTTATCTTTTAGAATAGTTCTTTTTATAGCAAGTGCCATTGTACTGTCTCCTATCCCTTTCCCACCACCTCCACCACATCCACTCTTTAAAGAATTAATTTTACTTGATAGTTCCTCCTTCCATTCACCATACTGCAAACAAAAATAATATAGTTCCCTTGCCTTCTTTACACTTATCCTATATTTTCCCCATTCTTCTTTATTTACCTTCACGATTTTCTACCTCGCTTTACAGCTTTGCCATTTCTACTTCAAGTGCCTTTACTATTTCTGCAGCTCTTTTTTCTCCGACACCTTTTACACCTCTAACTATATCAGCAATGTATTGTATATCGATTCCCGGAACTGCTGCCTTGCCGTCTTCAAAACCACTCTTATATATACTCTTCACATAGTTATTCATTTGATTATGATCATATCTTTTTATTCGCTCATATTCTTTCCTGTTGATTACTATATCTTTTTGTATTGCCATACCTACTCCTCACATTTTTCAAGTTTTATTTTCTTAAGTGTCTCTATCAGTTCATTTGTATAATCTTCTGCTATACTACGCTTTATTTCCAATGCACATACATTCGTATACCATCTGAGGCTTGAACCTTTATCATCACTGATAGGTCCTTCAACATTTGTCTCTCCACCTTTAATATCCACAATACTTCTTTCAATCAAATTCAAATATTCCTGCTCAAACATTCTTATTATGCTTATATCACTTTCAGACTGAATTACTCTGTATGTCTTTTCTATAGTTACATTGGAGACAATATAAGGACTATATTCCCTATCTTTCGTATAATCATTGTTCAGTATTGATGTGTCTATCATTTCTGAAATCTCATATTGCATATTTCCACCTTTGCCATACAATATAGACTCTGTTCGCTCCGGTAAATCTCCTACAAGCTTTACCAAGGCTCCCTTGACTTCTTTAGTTATAAAATCTTTGCGTATTCCTAGCGTCCAATTTGGAGTATCTATAATCAAGTCGTCATCTTCACTTTTATATATTCTCAATGCATCATACTTATATGCTTTCTTTGTCCACTTCTCAAATACTGATTGCTTAATAAACATATTCTTTCCTTCCTGTGATTTTAATTAAACGGTAATCCCTCGTCATCAACTCCATCCGGAATATTCATAAATCCGTCTTCATCCACACATGTGCCTTGATTGCTTGTACCTTTGCTGTCTGCAAACTCTTGACTATCTAAGATAACCTCTGTTGTATATACCTTTTGCCCTTCTTTATTTGTATAGTTACCTGTCTGTATCCTTCCTGATACCAATACTCTCATGCCCTGTCTGAAATACTTCTCTGCAAATTCTGCTGCCTTAGAGAATGCCACACACTGTATAAAGTCTGCACTCTGCTCCGCCTGCTTTTTTATCCCTCTGTCCACCGCTAATGTATATCTTGCCACCGCCATTGAATTCTCTACGTTTGTGTATCTCACTTCCGGATCCCTTGTAAGTCTTCCCATTAATATTACTTTATTCATTCTTTTCCTCCTTGTTCAACAATAATGCATTCTTTATATTCTCACTTATCCACATTTCATAAGGATTCTTCACCTCGGTACTTTCAAAAGATAGCTTATGAATTGTGGACAACTTTTTGATTTCTTCCCAAAGTTCCCAATCGCTTAGCTTTTTACCCTTTGAATTTGTCCAGGCTGATTTTTCCCATTCTAAAATCCATCCGTTTTGAAATGCTCTAAAAACATACTCACACCTAGTAAATACTAGGACTGAACAACTTTTTGTTAATCTCTTCAACGCATCTTTCAATGCAAGCAATGTTAGTCTATTCTCTGTAGCTCTTTCCTCATACCCAACTCCACTTCTGGTTACGGGACTGCCATCTTTTTTTATAAATTCTATTACATAACCATAACCACCGTTTCTCTTTGCAGGCCCTCTTATAGATGTGGTTATGTAAATATTGACTCTACATTCTGTTTCCACTTAGTCTCCTCTCTTCCTACAGCTCCGGTACTTGGTAGCTTTTGCATCATATATCTTTGATATGGATAACCTGTAACAGGGTTTTCTCCTTGTATCACGCTATCAGCTATTATGTAGTATCCCTTCTTTGCCTTAGGCTCTTTCGGCCAACTCTTTCTAAGCATTATCTTGCTTTCTGCCTGTGGCTCTATCAGATTACCTCTGCTGCGTTTGTAACTAGACTTTCCCTCAGGATCCTTCGTCTCCGCTTTTACTATATACTCAGCCAATCTCTGATATGCCCCTTCTTCGTATAGATCAGTCAGAGCAATATGGCCATACTCCCAATATTTTCTTATAAGCTGAAGCATATTTACCGGATCAGTGATGTTTTCAACTATGATATGATGATGCAAGGCATTGCCCTTCTTCCCCATCTCTGTAACTCCTATGTATTTGAAACTTATTGAGTACTTCTTCAGTTCAAGTCTTACCTTTTTGAAAAATGTACTCAACTGCTCCTTCGCCTCTTTGAAGTCCTCAGGTCTGAGTTCTTTTTTATACTTTAGTACGATATGCCAATCTCCTGATTTAAAATTCCCCAATATCAATCTTTGTATTTTTCTTACCCTGTTGGCATGGTTCTGCTTTTTTATTACTTCCGGAGATGCTTTCTCTCTTTTTTCTCTCTTCTGTCCCGGTGCTCCAAAATTGCCTGGATAAAAATTGTGAACCTCTATTATCTCTTTATGCTTTCCAATGTTATACATCTTTTTAACATACATTTTTCTACGCTCCTTAGTCGTAACTTTAATATTTTAATCAAGCAGTTAAAGGGGCTTCACCCCTACTTTTTTCTTGACTTCTTAGACCAAAAAGCATAGAATATTTATGTCAAGTAGATGCTTTTTAGCATTATGAGCCTGTAACAAAGACAGGCTCATTTTTTTATACATTTCATTATTTTGTTAAAACCTTTTATTTGTTTCAAATTCTTTTCTAAATTCCTTATCTGAACTTGTTATGAATACCGGCACACCATCAAACTCTCCATGATGGCCACGATCAGTAATATTGGCAATATAAAACTGACTTTCATAACCCCTCTCTTCATTTATTTGGTGCCATACACTTCCAATAAATCTTTTAAGGACAGTTCCTTTAGTCACCGACCGTGCAGTAGTCCTTAAGTTCTCATACTCGTAATTATTATCTACCCAACTACATACCTGTCCCAATTCCTCTCCTCCCAGAAGTCACTACCCATTGTAATTATCTTATTCCCAAGAGTTCCGCCACTATGTGATGTCTTTTTTGCCGCCTCAGCTAACGTTCCACCACAATCTAATATAAGTTTAGCTTCACGCAATTCTTCATATGTCCAATAATTAAACGATCTAATAGATATATGTTTACTCCATCTGCTCTTATCCCATATATCGTTCCTCATATCGTATATTTTTCTATGAATACTTCCATAGCTACGATTCAAACGTTCAGCAATTGCTCTTTGTGTACTTCCCTTTTTAACCATATCAGCCATGATTTCAAACTCTTCTTCGGTCCACAATCTGTGTATTACTTTCTTCCTTCTCATAGCAAAATTATCCCTATAATTACTCCTGCAACGATTAGGCCAACGCAAATAGTAATCTTTTCAACTATGGCTATTGTTTCCTCAATGCTCTTATTGCACTCCATAAGGTTTTCAAATTCCTCTTTTTTTATCAGCATATATTCACCTTCAGTTTTATCCTTAAAAACATTAGGTACCTGTATTTGTCTATCCTCATCTCTTTGAATATTTTTATTCATGTATGTTCTCCCTTATCCTAAACTATCCCTAAATACTCTTTTATTACTCCTGCTGCATCCTCAAATCCATAACAGACTACTGCTGCATAGCCTTGCTTATTCAGATTCTTTAGCCATTCATCTTGAAAATCCGTTGTTTTGTTCTTTCCGAACTTCATCTCAATAAATAAGCCGTTTTTTCCATGTCTGCTTACCGGGAGAAACAGATCAGGAACTCCTGCCTTTACTCCCTGCCTCTTAAGATTTATTGCCTCCAGTCTGTTTCTACTCCCACCATTTGGAATGTGAAACAGTAGACTTAATTCCTTATGAGTGTTTGACATCAAATTAGCCCAATCCATTAAAAGAGCTTGCTCAGTTGCCTCCGACTTCTTTTTGTCCTGTAATCTCACTTTCTACCCTTCCCCTGTAGCTTTATATCCTCATTCAGCCATTTATTAAGTCCATCCGTCTCGAAAATAATATGGCTGTTTCTCCTAAGAGGATTCATCTTCCTTGCAAAATTCTGTCTTGGATTTCTAAATATCTCCATTAACATTTCTTTTGGAAAACCCATTTTACAAAGTTCACTGATTTTCATTATTTGTCTTGGAAATTCCATATTCACCTCATTTTTAGTTCAATAATCCACTCCATCTTCTCCATACTTTTCCATAACTCTTATCGCAATATTCAAGGCCTTTACATCATCTGCCCATATGCTCCATTCAGATCCATTTGCATTTCTAAAATTCTCACAGTGCACTTTCAGGTCTGTAAGTTGTTCTATTGTTTCTTCTCTACTCATTTACTTTTCTATCTCCGTATAAATTAGCTGCACGTTGCCCGTACTCACGGACAATTTTATTTGCCATTATCTTCTCCTTAAATTACATTTCTTATTTCTTTTGCTATCTCCAATGCATCTTCCAATATTTTTTTCTTTTCTTTCCACTTTCTATAATCACTTGTATTTGAGAAGGCAAAATTAGCCTTCCACCTACAGCAACTTATAGCCTTCTCAATAAGTCTTATTAACTCTGTTCCATTGTCCCGGTTTATCCTATTTTCTGTTTTCATGATTTCTCCTTTTATTTTTCCTTATATAACTTTTACAAAGTTGCATTTATCGAATACGATATACTTGCCGACAAAGCAACGGAGTTTATTTCATCATCCCACGCAAAGCGGCCGACCGTTCCCGATAATCATGAGTAATTGCACCTGCTTCTTTCTGAATATCAACTTCTTTAATCAAAAACCCGTCCAGAGTCCAAAATTGTGTGATGTTTCTGAACGGGTCTTCCTCAGTCCCTGCTCCCCTCATTGCAACTGTTCTTATTACCTGCATAACATCTACTGATGTAACTGCAT